GAAAACAAACCATAACCAAACCTATTCAATCCTTTTCAGCCTCATTCAAAATCCAGTAACGCCCGCCGTTTCCGATATTTGAATCATGTCGAAAGTATTGAATGTTCTAGATAGAATTACAGACACCTCTCTCAAGGCAACAATACAAGAGGAAGCCTACCAAGGTATCAGACAGGAATTAAAGCAGATTAGACAAACAAACCCTTTCGCAGCCTCACCTGAAGAAGCACAATGCCTTGAGAAGCTAGGAATAGGGGCAGACCCATATTCCCTTAAACAGCACACACATGCTGGAGCGAAAGCGATAGAGAACCAAATGCTCAGCATTGTAGGGTCCATTCTGCCCAAGGAAAAAGTCACTTTTCTCTTCTTAAAAAGAAGCAAACTAAGATACTTGAGAAGAAGTGATGCGCCTAAAGACATATTTCTAAATCAAAACATAGAGGCAAAGGATGTCTGCAGATACGATTCAGACACCGTCTACGAGAGTCTACCAGCCATTGAAACAAGATGCGCGTACATGTCCGACACCTTACATTTCTTAGACTGCGACTTTCTGATGAAAATGTTTGCAGACAACCCTTTGTTGGACACTTTCCATGCAACAGTAGTTCTCCCCGTTGAGGCTTTACATAAACACCCGTCCATCTACCCGGAAATATACAAAATTAACTATGACAGAGATGGATTTCAGTACATACCAGGGGGACACGGAGGGGCTGCGTACCATCATGAATTCGAAACTCTCAAATGGCTCTCCGTTGGCAGAATCCAGCAGGAGAAAAATGGTGATCTGGGAGGTGACTTGTGCATCACCTGCCAACTCATTGAGAGTCTAGGAGCCAATCATTTACTCACCTTCACCCGCGGAAAGTTAAAAACCCCCCGGCTTAGAGTTTTCCAGGGCAACAACTTAGTGACGTTGCCAGCAGTCTTCCATCCCAAAAGAGTTAACGCGAATAGACCCATCAAACGCACAATGGCCACTCAGCTATTGTTATATGTTAAGAGCATAGCCTCAGTAACATCACGGGACATTTACGCCAAACTCAGGCAGCTTATCAAAACTAATGAGCTGGAAGACTACGCCCCAGATGAGCTCATCCACCTGGCCAATTATTTCCTATTTGTGGCTCGCAAGGAATCAAGCAATTCCTACGAGTCACTTCTAGGAGCTAATTGGTGGGAAGAGTTCACAATTCCAATTCGCGCAAAAATTAGGGGCTTCCTCGAAAAATTTAAGGGCAAAGACAGTTTTGACACGCTACTAGACGCCCTAGACTGGAAAACCTTCACGTACACCGTCCCCACCACGGTAGTCTTCGCGATTCCGGAATGCCTGTCTGACAGGAAAATCTGGACGGCAACTAGAGCTCCTGACTCGGACTCAGAGTCGGACGACGAAGAGAAACCAGACAAGCGTGAAAACGATCGACAGGAACCTAGGACGAAGCCAGACAAGAGGCCTGTCAAACCCCAAAATCCAAATCAGGAGATCAAACATTCCAAAATGTTTGCAGCTGAGCTCGCTCGAAATTTCACAGGGGCTTCGGAGAAGACCGTGCGGAAAAGCTGCACTCTTACACCTGAGGTGCGCACGAACACAGTTTTCGTTTCTCCACCTGAAGTGCATGTTTGCGAAGAGGTGAACTACTCTTCCCTTGATTCAATTGCTAATTCTCTTCCTCAAGTTGAAGAGGGAAGCCTCACAACAGGAAAAGAAACCGAGTCTGATGTCCCAGAAACTGAAATTAAAGCAGCAATACGGGAAGGCAAGAGACCCATGCTACCAGAACAGGCTGAGGGTGCGCACCACAAAGGGCAAGAAAGTAGATTTGAAAAACCTGCTGGGAGCTTGAGGATTCAGGAACCTACGGAAGAGTCTTATAAGAGTAAGAGCACCCAGGAAACAAACCCCAAGAGCCAGAAAATCTCCTCAATTAAAACCCCGAAAGAATCCAAAGAGCCTGGAAAACTATTGAGTTCAGAGCAGGACCGCGCTGGTCGCGCCAAGCCGAAAACCCGTACTGAATACGTGGTTAGGGCTAAACAGGCTACGACTGAACCTTGCCAGACTGCAGAGGCAAAGTCAAGTCCTATAACCCCAGATAATCCAAAATTACCATGGCAAGGTTGGATGAAGATTCTTAACGACTCTGGTTTCGAAGGCCTTAGCCGGCAATCGGATTCCCAGGGCAAGCTGATATTCCCCATTCAGCACAATCAGAAACTTGCCAAATATCCTCGACCATCTTCCATCCCAGCTTCACTCTGGAAGGAGCTTGAACGTGTCAACAGGCTCCCAGTGCCTCACGAATTCTGTCAAAAGAGAGGAGCAGCTTACGCTTCGGACATTAAAAATGGTCGCGTGGGCATGCTCCTCCGACAAATGTCTCCGGAGGACAAGAACACAATGAGCGTGAAAGTTGAAAACGCTGAAGGAAAAACAGTACTTACTTCAGTTATCATGGGTTGCGGCGGTTGTGGTAAGTCGAAATTCATCCAAGACTGGATGCGCACCCTGAAGCGTGATGAGAAAGCGTGCACAATCGTGTGCCCCACCAACGAATTGAGGATGGACTGGGAAAATAAGGTCCCAAAACTGCCTAGGCTGACCTTCAAGACTTTTGAGAAAGCTCTAATTCAGCCAGCTCTTAATATAGTCGTCATGGATGATTTTGGCAAACTGCCCAATGGCTACATTGAACTCTTTGCCTACACTCACCCTAACATGGACTTACTCATTCTTACCGGGGATTCTAAACAGAGCACGTACCATGAGGAAAACGAACAAGCTTTGACGGCTCAATTGGACTCAGCAATTGAAGTTTTCAAAGCGAAGTCTAGGTTTTACCTAAATGCGACTCATCGCAATAGGAGGGACGTTGCAAATGCATTGGGAGTGTACTCAGAGAATGAGAAGCAAACAGCTGTCACCATGAGCTCGCAGGTAAAGATGGGCTGGCCGATCCTAGCACCCTCTATTGTCAAATCCACGGCTATGAAGGAAATTGGCCACAGGGCGTACACGTATTCAGGCTGCCAGGGCCTTACAACGAGCAAAGTCCAAATCTTGCTCGATTCGAACACGCCTCTTTGCTCAGAGCCTGTTCTTTACACAGCCCTGTCTAGAGCGGTCGAGGCCATCCATTTCATAAACACGGGACCTAATGCACAGGAGTTCTGGACCAAGCTTGACTGCACTCCTTATCTCAAAACCTTCTTGAGCACTGTCAGAGAGAGGAAGACCCAAGAAGTCATCCTGGCGGACACCAAACCTAAAGAGCCTGAACCACCGAGAACTCACGTCCCAGTGGAAACAGACTCTGCTGTCTTTGAAGACTTTGTCGAAACTATGGGTGAGAAGCATGAGAGAGAGTTGTTTTCTAAGTCGGAGGGTCACTCCAACACCATCCAGACTGAAGACACAACTGTGCGGATGTTTCAACACCAACAAGCTAAGGATGAAACCCTTTTCTGGGCCACGGTTGACGCGCGATTAAAAATTGCCACGATCAGGGACAATCAATTGGAGCTTCTACTAAAGAAAGACATTGGCGACGTGCTCTTCATGAACTACCAAGTGGCCATGTGCCTCCCAAAAGAACCCATTCCCTTTGAGTGGGATTTGTGGGAGTCATGCGCTCAAGAGGTACAGTCAACTTACCTAGCTAAACCCATTCATATGCTAATGAATGGTGAGTTGAGGCAGTCTCCTGATTTTGACTCTAAGAAGATCGCCGTGTTTCTGAAATCACAGTGGGTCAAGAAGGTGGAAAAGATTGGAGCTCTCAAAGTGAAACCTGGGCAAACTATCGCATCCTTCATGCAAGAAACGGTCATGCTTTTCGGGACAATGGCTAGATACATGAGAAGAATTCGCGAGGCCTTTCAACCTCCGAATATTTTCATCAACTGTGAAAAGGATATCCCCGACTTAGACATGTTCGTTAAAGAGCGTTGGGACTTCAAAATTAGGTCACATGAAAATGACTTCACAGCTTTCGACCAGTCTCAAGATGGAGCCATGTTACAATTTGAAATGATTAAAGCAAAGCACCATAGCATCCCCGAGGGGATCATTGAAGCTTACAGGCAGATCAAAACTGAGGCTAGCATCTTTCTGGGTACGTTAGCCATTATGAGGCTCACTGGAGAGGGACCTACTTTTGACGCCAACACTGAGTGCAGCATTGCGTATCACCACACCAAATACCACGTTGCACCAGGTACTCCCCAAGTCTACGCGGGGGATGACATGGCCCAAGCTGGCCTGCCGGAGCCCAAAGACAGTTTCAAAATTCTGTCGAACAGGTTGTCACTTGTCTCAAAAGAAGTAGTGAGAACCCAGAAACCGGGAGATTTTGCGTCTTTTTGCGGGTGGCTAATCACACCATTGGGCGTCATCAAGGACCCCTTGAAGCTGTACGCCTCTTTAGAGTTGGCCAAGAGAACTGGAAACCTCAAAGACTGCAAAACAAGTTATGCGCTGGATGCGAAGTTTGCCTACGATTTGGGTGACGGCATACAAGACATCCTCAGTGCTGAACAGTTGAGGTACCATCAGCTTACGATCAGAAGCCTTCACCTTGCCGGTGTTGGCGGCCGTATCGTGCTGAACCAGTGAGAAGTCTAGTAGACGGGTTAAGTTTACATTAAAGCGAAATGGAAGTGCTAACCCGTCTTCTGAATGAGAATAGGTTCTTGCGCACACTCGAGCCCATCTCCAAGCCTTTAGTTATACACGCCTGTGCGGGCGCCGGTAAGTCTACTATTATTAGGTCAGTTTTAAATTCAGTCCCTGGAGCGAGAGCGTATACTTTTGGCAAGGCTGACAAGAAGAATTTAAGCGGTCAGTTCATTGAGAGCGCCTGTTGCCACCCCAAACCCGAAGCTTCATTCCGTATTCTTGACGAATACTTAGTTAGTGACGACGGTGAGGAGTACGACGCAGTTTTCTGTGATCCACTTCAGGTCAAAGGCACAGCTCGCAGGCCGCACTTCATTTGCACCACATCTCAAAGGTTCGGGTGGCACACTGCTGACCTCCTGAGGAAGTTGGGAATTGAACTCAATTCTTCCAAAGAGGACTTAGTGCTAATCCAACCGCTTTTTGAGGGAGAGCCCGAGGGTGTAATTCTTGCCTGGGAGCCTGAGGTCTGCGCTTTGCTTGACGACCACTTGGTGGAATTCAAGAAACCCTCGGAAGTTATCGGAGAAACTTTTGATTGCGTGAGCGTAATCACAGAGTCTCTGATTGACAACGTGGATTTTGAGAGCTTGTACGTGGCGCTTTCCAGGCATTGTGAGAAGCTGGTCGTCCTTTCCGCTGATCCCAGGGACTTGCTACTCATTTCGGATGCCTCTCACTCCGCCTAGGGACTATTCAACTGTTTTTGTCGTAGCATTAGCAGCATTTAGCTTAGTAGCTTTTACTTTTACTGCAACTAGGTCCACTCTACCTTTCGTGGGAGACAACATACACTCCCTTGCTCACGGTGGCTGTTACCGGGACGGTACCAAATCGATCCAATACTTTCCTCCAACCCCAGTTGGGTCAGCACTGAAAGGTGGTTACCTCGCAGCCGCGATTACTTGCATAGTAATTCCTGGAGTTTTATATGCGGTCCATCGAAGCAATTTGCATTGTAAGCCTGTCCCTTGCCCTAATTGTCGCACTCACGTGGCAAGCCCCCAATAGGTGCTTTGTTGAAATATCTGGAGCTCACGTCAGATTTGTCGGGTGTGCCGAGTCCCCTCAACTGTGGGAGGCTGTGAAGGCCGTGAAACCTCACACACACGGGTTAAGTTACCAAGATTCGAAAGTTCAAGATGTCAGCCTCGAAAGCAGAATGGTACGCAGGCCTGGAACAAGGCGACAGGACAAGGATTGCGGCTTTTAGAGACCGCACTAAGGGTAGCACTCAGGCTGACTATGACAGAGAAGCCAACGCTTTCGTCGCTACTATTTCAGAAGGCGCAAGAGCCGGTTTCAACACGCATTATGGTGCTACTCACCCTCCCCGGGACCCCAATGCCAGAACAGGAACGCCGCCAGCCGCTGCAAGGAGAGCACGACGTGGACCAGTTGAGACCGGTCCGAACAATGCTGAAGAAGTTAATGGGGAATCCATGACCTCTCAAGTGAATATGAAGTTCATGGAGGATATCAAGTACCACTCAACTTCCAACAATGTGGCAGATTCAATTGTCCTTGAAAATATCGCAGCCGACTGGAAGAGTCAGGGCCTACCCCCGCAACAGTGTTTGAGAGCGGCCATCGAGCTTACCAGGTACTTCGCGGATGTGGGAGCTTCTGAGCAGACGGACGTCACAGGCCAAGGCGAAGGCATAGACCTCGAAAGGGAGGTTCTAGCTGCCACTGTCGCCTCGCATTGCACTATACGCCAATTCTGCTCTTACTACGCAAAAGTTGTTTGGAACATGATGATCTATGATGATGTACCACCAGCCAACTGGGCAAGGTTCAACTTCCCTCACGAACAGCGTTTTGCTGGTTTCGACTTCTTTGAGGGAGTTCTATCACCTGCTGCACTCGAGCCGAGAGGAGGCCTGTTGCGGAAGCCCTCCAGAGACGAGATCAACGCCTACATGACCAACAAGCACGTACACATCGCACGCGCTAACAAAGGACGATCACGTCTTGGTACTACGGCCGCTGAACTCACGCATGGTGAACTTTATGAGGGGGAGGGAGCTTATGAGCTCGAAAATCCATGAGGTAGAGGCTAAGCCTTGAACCCCGGAAAGGCAGTAAAGAGTCCGGGTAGACATGTCTAGAACCCAGGAAAGACAATAAAGAGTCCTGGTGTTTACCCTCTGAGCCTCAGGCGGGGCAGTGGCAACTATCCTAGCAGGATAGGGGCTGGAGCACAGGAGGGCTATTTTTAACTCGTGGGCAGGCCAGAACCGGATTCCCGGAGCGACGAAATGTCGGGGTCATAAGTCCAAATCGGGGGCGGGTAGTTACCAACCACTCCAGTCGCAAGCAAATGTGTAGTTCAATTAACTTTGTTTACACATTGCTGCAACGCCTGATTAACTCACGTCCGGAACCGCAGAGGGACGATAAAGCGTCTGCGTGAAGTCTAATTCGAGCTGAACTTATCAGCTGTTGGCTAACAGACCCTACTAATAGTCTGTTCATAGCTCGTTTGTTTGACCACATTTCTTTGGAGCTGGGAAAATTAGAAAAGTGGTTGCTGTGTTTAATAACTTAAAATTAAATTACTGACAGTTTAATAGTAGTTCTGTCAGC